TTGGAAAGATACGCGACTCCGCAAGTAATTGTCATATTGATCTTGGCGTGAATCGTTGAATCGTTAATTGTGTTTAATTCGAGATAAGGTGAATCTGGAACAAGAATAACCGCTGGAACTTGCACAGATTCAGGAACGTATGAATAAACGTTAGCCGAAACGGAAGCGAGTGCAGTTGCCAGCGGTGTCCGGATAGACGATAAAACTGTTGAGGCAGGCATTAACCCACCATCGCATCAGTATCGAGATATGGCCCAAGGAGACCAGTTACTTTGGCAAGAAGATTCTTGGAAAGTCTGTAAGGTGTTACTGCGAAATCAATTCCTTCGATGGATCCACCGGCAGCGGTTCGGGCTTGGAAGATTTCGACAGAAATAGCCAGAACTGCAGCTTCGACGTTAGCATTTCCGACATAGGTTGATGCGCCAGAGAGCGCAGCGTTTCCGGCTGGGATAATGTTCTTTTCCAGTATGTCAGCATTTGTGATGGCGACGGTAAATACATAGGGGCCAATTAAATCATCTGTAACTGTGTGAGTGCCGTTAAATGGCGCTCCGACACTTGTGATGACAACCGATTGACCTTCGGTAAATTCGTGAATTGTTGCGGTGTGAAAATAAGCAACGTTATCTGTTAATTCTACTTTGTTAATTTTGCTTTGGAACGTTACGAGCATTGGAAGAACTAGATTCTCACTAGCATCCACAATATCGCTCAAGTATGCGTCCGAATAAAGGGAGGACGAGACGCCAAGAATGGTCCTTAGCTCTGCAGCTGTGACGATTGTTGGCATCTCGTTTCCTTTCGATCTAGAGGGTGACAGGCCAGCTCGGGAGCGGACTGGCCGTCACTTTTAGGGATTTAACTACGCGACCATCCAGCGGTATGCGCCTGCGCCGACCTTTGTAGCCAATGCGCCGTAGCCGTAGTAGGCAACTTCGATTTGACCGTTAAGAGCTACGTTTGTCTGAAGACGGAAACGTGAGGATTCATACCAAGTGTATGCATCTGGATTGATAACGATGATGGTGTTGTCGCCAACGCCTGAACCTGTTGTGAGGTTACGATCAACGCGGAAGTTCAAGCCAAGAAGATTTCCGACTGCTGAAGTGCTGGAAAGATTTCCGCCTTGATTCATATTGCCAATGAGGTTCTGATAAATCGGACGTCCTGCATCAGCGAGGTTCTGAATCGCGCCCCATTGCTGAGGTGATGCGATGATGTTTTGAGCAAATCCGAGAGTTCCAGCGTAGATTGAAACGCCAGCATCGGAAATGAAGTCAAGAAGACCAGCAGCATCGAGAGTGCGGTTTCCGCCGTCAGTTCCGCCAGCGATAAGGCCGGTTACAACTGCAACGTCGGTTGCCTTTGCGTATGCGTATTCCATTTGACGAACCAGTTCATCAAAGAACGCTGGTGAAGAACGATCTAGAAGTTCGACGGAGAAAGTTTGTCCGCCGGCATACTTCTTAACGGATACTGAAAGGAATTCGTTTGTCATTCCTGTCTCATCAATTGCAGCTGCTTCAGCTTCTTCGCCTACTGTTGGAACTGCGGTGATTTTAGGAATCTCGAAAGACATTCCTGCATCTGGAAGAACGCCGCGAGATACCGAATCAACGGCTGGGCGATCTGCATTGGAAAGTGGGTTGATGATTTCGGTCAATTGACGTGTTGGGATGAGACCAGCATTGTTGCTTGTGGTGTCATCTGCAGCCATCACATATTGACGTGCAGCATCATCGCCGAGTTTAGCGCGAACGCTATTCTCGAGATATTTCGCCTTTGTGAATTCAAGGCGAGGAGTGGTGAAGAACGCTGGGCGTGATGCCGCAACAGTTTCCACCTTGGCAGCTTCTACCGTTTCTTCGGCAGGAGCTGGAACGGTAGTGTCTGACACTTGTTCTCCTTCGGTTGGGTTGTCTGCTTCAGCGGTTGCCGGAGCAGAATCTTCTTTGGGTGCTTCATTTTCGGAAGCAGCTACTTCGCTTACTCGAGCGGAATCAATTGCAGGATCAGTAACGAGAGAAACTTCATCGAGCGTTGCTGAGGTTATCTGCATAACGCCCTTGTTATTTGTCCATTCGTTAATCTGTGCGCCGACGCTAAATCCGTCTCGCAATCCTTCGGTGGCTTCAATTAAAGCATCTTCTCCGGCCATTGTGTTAGCAATCTTGAATGTAGCCACAATGCCATTGGCAGTTACTTCGTGGCTCATCATCTTTCCAATTGGACGAGTGCGGTCGTGCTCAAGAAGCAATTTAACCGGCTTCATTTCAATTGAATCAGCAGCGAAAACAGTTGGCCCGACAGAGGTATTACCCTGCTCGTTCCAAGTGACAATTGTGCCGCTAATGGTGCGCTTTACTGTGTCCGCAGCCGTGACAGTCATTGGCATATTGATCTTCATCGGATCAAGTCCTCTTCTTCTTGGATTTGCTCAACGCTCATCGCGCCGATGCGGTTTAGGATTTCATAAACCTGCGCACGTTCTAATGGGTTCCCGCGCAGGAAGTCGTCCAAGTCAAAACGCACTTCGGTTGTTGCTGGGACGAAATCTGGCATTGATAGACGCTTCTCAATTGCAGTCAATAATGGGCGTAATGAGAAATCAACCAAAGAGCGCCGCTCACTAATTGAATTTGAGTAGGTCATCGAAGTAGTTTCGGCGCTCAGGAAGTATGCTGGAATTCCAGCTGCTCGAGCCAATTCTAGTGCGACATATTGACGCGCTTCGGCAAGTTGTAATGATTTTGGATCATAACCAAATTCTTTAAGATCAACGTCGGCGTTAAGAAAAGCCGTTGAGCGAGTTTGACGAGCAGTTCTCCAAGCTGAGAGAAGCGATGAAACTCTTTCCGCAGTTAAATTTGTTCCGTTTGATTTGAGAACCATCGACGGATTAGGTTCTTTGGCGTAATTAACCGCAGCGTTTTCAAGATAAACCGCAGCAGCAACAGTTTTACCTGCGCGATGTAGAAATCCTTCGTCGTAACCATCAAAGCGAATAATTGAACCAATTCCGGAATTCGGCACATCCATTCCATCGACTTTGTATGACTCAATCATTGTGTTACGGAAATTTGTATCGACAGTTACTCGATCAGGTGAGACGCGAGTCCAAGCGCGGACTTTTCCGCCATCGGTTGCAGAATACATTTCAAGGACTTGTCCATAACCAACGCCATAAAGCCAAATATCTTCGGCGAGCCAAGTGTAGATAAGTGATCCTGGAACTCTTGGGTCGGGTTGATTGATGACGCGCAATGGATCAACGTGTTCGCCGGTAAGTTTGTTATATTGCTCAAGAGGTAATGAGCCAGTCGTTCCGCAGATGATATTTCTAGCGCGAGCAATTGATGGGACGCTCATTGCGAGCTGACGAGTCGTATTTGTTGCTCCACCAAGAATGTTATAAACGGAATCGCTAATCTGCACGGGAGTTAGCGCGGCGGTGACATCGCTGGACTTTGGCGGTGTCTGCGCAGTTATTTGTGGAAAGAAGAAATCTTTGATTGCACCCATTGAGCCTTTATTGTAAAGGCCTTATGTTACAAGATGACTATATCGACGCCATCGTTGGCTTTTGTGGCGTAATGCGTTGCCATTGCTGAAGCAACCGCTCCGCAAATAATCGCATTGGATACTTTCCGACCCATTACCCATCCGCCATCACCGAAAGGCAATTTGACGGCGGACAGGCATTGTTTAGTCAGCTCATCTTGTCCCGAGTGAGCCAACCGCTGAGATGAAATTGCTCCCAGTAATTCATCGCAGCTCTGGGCGTAGTCGATGCCGTCTATTGGCTCAGTCTTGATCCCAGCCGGTGCTAATCGCGCAGCAACGGCTGATGCGGTTCTGGCTGAGTAAGCAACCAGTTGCACCGGATATTTACGGACCCAATCAGCTAGATCATTAGCCAAAGATTTGTCATCGAGGTTAGACGGATTGAACCAAGTCTGCAGAAGTATGACTTGGAACTTATCTCCTTCGAGCTTTTGGCTAGCGACTAAAGCCGCTTGTTTTCGGTCCGGACTGAGATCGATAGCCAGCCAAGTGTCCATCTCGGGATCAAGTCTGAGACCCTCGACTCGACAAGCTTCCCATTGAGTTGGACTGATGACTGGGTTAATGGTATCGACCCATTGACATAAAACTTCTGTGCGCACAATATCTTCGGGGTCTGACAGAACTGCTCGGATATTATCTGGATGGACTGTATAACCAAGTGAAGGGTTAGCTTGACAGACGCCTAGCCAAAAGTCCGGTGAATTATCAAACTTGATTCCATTAGGAGCAGACCACTCAAACCATCCAATGTCGTCGGTTCCGCCGTGAATAGCAGCATAGGCTCGCTCGCGTAATTTGTTTAGAACTATTGAGTGCTGATCTCCGGCATTAGAATAAACCCATATTTGAGGATTGGGACTGGCCATCTGGGTATAACGCAAGGCAGACCATACGTCTTCGTCTTTATACTCTCGAGCTTCGTCTAAGTGAATAGTTTCAGGCGCAGCGATGCCTCGACCGGCTGAATTATTGGCTCGGACGATATATCGACGGCCCTCGGTAAATTGCAATTCTTGAAATCCTTTACTCTCCAGCTTTTTAGTGAATTCAGCAGCTAGTCGAGGAGTCTGTTCGATGATTCCGTAAATTTTGTAAAACAATTCGGCGCTAGTTGTTAATTT